CTTGGTATCCACAACGCTACCATACTTACCTGTACGCATAGAGGCGAGAATCTTGTCTAGGCTATTCATCTTCTTTTCCTTTGAGGTTGTTTCCATTATACCAATATCTTTTTATTTGTCAAGGCTTAGAGGATCGTACCATCGCCACGGATGCGATACATGATACCGCCGATACTGTACAGAACAATACCTTCGCCAAGGTGCTGAACAAATGTAGCGGAATAACCGTGACGAGCAACAAGGCGACGAACAGTGTTTTGGACTTGGATGGTCATTTCTTTTTTCCTTTTCTTTCTTCTATTCTAGCATCTAGTTTTTAGTTGTCAAGCCCCTTTTCAGCGAATCGTCATCAATCCCTTGAAGTGAGAAAAGGTGAGCGTAAGTGTCTGAGAAGGATACTTCTCATTGATGTACGTTTGTGCTGTACTCTTACGGTTATCCGTAGAGCCTACATACTGTACAACTGTACCATTGCTATCCGTAACCTTCCACACTTTCTTTTCCACAATCCTAGGAAGGCTAGCGATGAAGTCGTTGATATGAGTTGTCTTTTCCATTTTCTTTCTTCTCTTTCTTTCTTTCTTCTGTATGTCCCTATTATACATATCGGCATATGGCCTGTCAAGCCTTAAATCAAAATATTTTTCTTTTTTCTTGATTTGTCCTAAGTGGTTGATTTGATTGGACTTATGATGAACGCGGCCCGCCCCGACCTATACGGCTGTTCAGTCTTTCACTACACAGCAGCAGTAGAACAGGCCAACGTATGAGGCGAGAAAAAGTATAGCACTGAACATATATTCAGATAACCTTCCTATAGAGATTGTAGAGAGCATACCAAGCGGTGAAGGTCAGAGCCTCACCAACACACTTACCATGAATGAACAGATCGTAACGATCCTTCATCCCCTCAGTGCAAGTCCAAACGAGAGGGCGATTGTCCATAGTCCAAGTCTTCATCATATACCTCAAGATACCTTATTCATGAAACGGATAGCATCGTCACTAGTCTTGAACGTGCCAAGCAACTTACGATTCTTACCATCGTTCTTAGTGCTGTCAACACTGAAAACCTTATACTTCTTACCGTGCTGTTCTAGGACTGTCATCATCTTTCTCTCTTTCTTTTCCAATATCATACCAAATCTTCTCGCCCCGTCAATCCCCTCTTATCGGGGGATCGTGATCATTCCATTGAAGTGTGAGAAGGTCAACTTGAGAACCCTATTCGGATACTTCTCGTTGATGTACACTTGAGCAGTGCTTTTCCGATTATCGGTAGCACCAACGTACTGAACAACCGTACCATCGGTATCGGTCACTTTCCAAACCTTCTTCTGAACGATCTTCGGAAGGCTACGGATGAAACTGTTGATGTGAGTGACTTTTTCCATTTCTCTAACTCTCTTTCTTTCTCTCTTACTTCTTATATCGACATTATACCAAGAAATCTTTAGAAGTCAATACTGTACAAATGTTTTTTTCACGATTTTTTTTGACTTGCTATAAACTGTTGATACGTAAGGACTTACAGCGTTCGCGGCCCCCTATGTCTATATCTATGGTAAGATGGGTACTATGGGGGGTTTTATCTTATATATTTTGCCCAGCTTAACACCCGAAAAAACGCGGGGTGGTTCTTTCACAATTACCAACAAATATTATTATGTATTACCCGATCCTCCCCCATCGCCCCACTTGAGTCGCCTGTTTTATTAGCTTCCAGTGTATACTATCATATAGGAGAAACAATATGATTAAAAAGACAACAATCGAAACACAATTGGAATGCAGGGCAACAGCATCTTTACGATCAAAAGTAGCCGACGATTTATCCAAGCCCGATAAGCCAATGGCAGATATTTTATCACCAAAGGACAATGAGGACACGGATGAATCTGAAAACAACAAATCAAGTAGCGATTGAGAACGCTATACAAGTTCCTAAAGGTAAAAATCTTACCCTGCTAGGAAAATCTCACTTAGCCCCAGATGATTCTCCCACACTATTTGACTTATTCGGCACAGATCATACATTCTTTTATTTAGCCGAAAAGATCGTTCAAAATAATACAGTATTATTAAGAGAACGCGGCATTGGCCGTTTAGTACCTACCGATAGCGGTTATGAATTAGAAAGAATTCAGCCCCTAGGATACTACGTTGTTGGAGATGCTAATGCATATCCATGCTTAAATGGCCCCATAGATTTTGCTGAAAACGTTGTTATATCAAACTCATATCCTCAATCTCTCTTAGAAAGCTTGTCCGACGATTACTCAGTCGTAGCTTGTGATAAGCAATTCATTCCCAAGCCCGTTCAGTTATCTGATTTTTCAGTCTTAGGAAGACTTGATGGAGATATTGTTTCGCTATCATTTGATGAGCTAGCGCAAAATGAAGAGTTTAGAGAGGCGCTCGTTCGCGCCATAACTGGTTATACTAAGCAGATGGCTTTCAATGCAACAAAAATAAATACCAAGACCAAGCGTGGAATAATTAGTTCTAATGTTTTTCAATTAGTTCCTACTAATAATCCTCCAACGAGAAAGGGCACCTTGATATACGATGAGGGTGACGATACTCTCAAATATTATGACGGAACTTCTTGGCGTTCATTGTCTTTTACCAAGGATGATTTATCCTCATGAAAATACCCAAGAAGATGACAGAACAACAGGTTATTGACCAAATTAATATCGTAGTTAATAGGATAGCCTCCAAATATGCTTTTCACGGTTATGAGGTAGATGATATAAAACAAGAGGCTTTTATTATTTGTATGGATGCCCTTGATCGGTACGACCAAAAACGCCCGTTAGAAAACTTCTTATCGGTTCATTTAAGCAATCGACTCAAGAATTTCATAAGAGACAACTATTATACAAAAGACGAGGAAGAAAAGAAGCGAATTCTAAAACCCAAGAGTTTATCGAATGAAGATTATGTTCCTTACCAAGAACAAGATAACGATTCGGCTCTTGATGCTAAAAATATACAATCGATAGTTGATAACAATTTGCCAGCAGAATACCGCGCTGACTACTTAAAGTTAATCAATGATGTTTACGTTCCAAAAAGACGAAGAGAAGAGATCATTGAGATAATCAAAGAAATCGTAGAAAGAGAAGGATATGAAGAAAGGTAGACTATCAAAAGAGGAAATGAGATTCATTTCCATAAGCATAGATAGCATGAACGTTACCGATATAGCTAAAAAGCTAGACCGTGATGTTGAATCTATAGATAGTTTTATAAAGCGAAAGCTTAAGAAAGGCTTGTCCGTAGAGGAGGAGGTCGCTTATGAACTAGAGGAGCGCCCGTATTGGATAGAGCTACAATCTCAATTTACTGGTGATGAATTAGAACTTTTTAAATATCACTGGACCCGAATTATCGCACAGTTCAAAGATGATGTTTTCCCCACAGAAGAACTACAGGTTGTTGACGTTATCAAACTAGAAATACTCATGAATAGATGCTTAAAAAGCAATAAAGACAATCTTAACGAAATGAACACTATTGAAAAGCTGATTCGTGACGAAAGAGCTTTAGATAAGGATCAGCGTGACCAAGATTATCTTATGAATATGGAACGGCAAATGGCAGCATTACGGGCTAGTCAGGAAAGTCTTAACCGCGATTACCGCGAACTCCAAACCAAAAAGGCCGCTATGCTTAGAGAGATGAAAGGCACTAGAGAACAGCGTATCAAGCGACTAGAAGATAGTAAGCAAAGTTTTACCTCTTGGGTTGCTATGCTCATACAAGACCCTGAGATGTTGAAGCGATACGGAATCGAAATGGAGAAGATGAGACTAGCGATGAAAAATGAAGAGAAACGCTTAAGCGCGTTTCATAAGTATGAAGACGGGCAAGTAGATCAACCATTTTTAACACCAGATACTGTGAGAGAATAATGATAGAACATGTTATTAGATCGATAAACAATGCTGAAAACCATCAGTCTAAACTAGATCAAAACGTACTTAATATAGATGGTATGTCTAGTCCAAAGATTAGACACTTTCTCAATAATATAGTAGATATGCCCAATGCTAAGTATTTAGAAGTAGGAACTTGGAAAGGCTCCACCCTATGTTCAGCATTATACAATAATAGTCCTAATTTCGCTGTTGCTATTGATAACTTTTCAGAATTTTCTGGACCAAGGGCGGAACTCCGTAATAATGTATCAAATTACGTGAGATGCAATCTCACTTTTTATGATCAAGACTGTTTTAAGTTCGATAAATCTTTATTATCCGACAAGGTTAACATTTATCTCTACGATGGCAATCATTCAAGAGAAAGTCATGAGAGGGCTTTAACTTATTTCATTGATGTTCTTGATGACACTTTTATCTATATTTGTGATGATTGGAATTTTCCAGAAGTTCCGCTAGGAACTCAGGATGCTTTCGATAAGCTCAACTTGACGATAGAAAAAGCATGGGTATTACCGGCTAATCATAACGGCGATACCAAAAATTGGTGGAATGGCTTTTATGTTGCTGTAATTAGGAAAAATGGATGAAAACGCTATATACAGGTGGAACTTTTGATCTATTTCATTTTGGACATGTGGAGTTCTTAAAACGATGTCGTATGATTTCTGATAAAGTTTTAGTAGCTCTGAATACAGATGAGTTTGTCTCAGAATATAAAACTCCTCCGATTATGTCATATGAAGAGAGAAAACGATCACTATTAAACTGTCAATATGTAGATGAGGTAATCCCTAATCTTTGTGGCTCCGATAGCAAACCAACTATTTTATATGTCAAACCTCAAATTATAGCCATTGGAGATGATTGGGCACATAAGGATTATTTTAAACAAATGCAATTCACTAGAGAGTGGTTAGATTCTAATAATATTGTTTTAGTTTATATTCCATATTGTCAAGACATAAGCACCTCAGAACTTAAAAGAAGATTATCATTATGACATTAATATCAGATATAAAAAATAAAAAGATAGCTGTTGGCCTATTTGGCATTTCCTGTAGAAGCGACTATAACCATTGGATGGGATGGAAAACCAATCCAGATTGGAGAAAAACCAACTATAGAGATTCTTTATATAAAATACTTGTAGACAATGGTAATAGCGTGGATCACTTTTTTTCTACCTATCATCATGATTCTGAGAAGCAACTCTTATTAGATTTACAACCTAAAGCATACAAGTTTAATGAATTTATGGATGGCTCTTGGGTTCCTCAAAGACACAGCAGATTCAAGGAAGTTCTTAATCTTTTTGATTCTACTTATGATTACTATATTATTACTAGATTTGATTTATCGTTTAAATTAGAAGGACTTTCTAATTGTAATATAGAAGATCAAGTTATTAATGTTACCAGCAAGCACGGATATGGTGATGACATTGAATTATCTTGCGATTACTTTTATATGTTTGATGCATCTATGTTGGATACATTTCGTACATTTATAGCAAATTTACCTCCAGATAAGGGCGATCTTTGCTACTATCATAAACTACACAGATACGACAATGCTCCAAAATTCTCATATATGATAGATGGGTCTTACTATTCACATAATTGTCCAGTGTGGACTTTGGTTAGATGAGAAAGGAAAACATGAACGCAATAATTTTTGGAATTACAGGACAGGATGGAAGTCATCTAGCAGATTTATTGCTGGAAAAGGGTTATAGTGTAACCGGCGTAGCACGACGAAGCAGCACGGACACCTCTTCCAGAATACAACATATATTAAATCATCCACAGTTCCAATTGGTTGAAGGTGATATAACTGATGCTAGTAGCGTGTTGAACGTTCTTAAATCTAACGAATATGTAGATGAAATCTATAATCTAGCGGCTCAATCGCATGTAGCCACATCTTTTAAGCAACCTGCCCTCACTTGGGATATTACCGGTAAAGGATGCTTTAATATCTTGCAGTCTATTATAGATTTAGATAGATATGAGGTTAGATTTTATCAAGCTTCTTCCAGCGAAATGTTTGGTAGCTCTTATACGGTAGGAGAAGACGGCCTAAAATATCAAGATGAAAATACTAAGTTTTTGCCTCAGTCTCCATATGCTATTTCTAAGTGCGCTGCCCATTATGCCGTGAGACTATTCCGCGAGGCTTATAACTTACACGCTAGCGCAGGAATTCTATTTAATCACGAAGGTCCAAGGCGAGGCGATAACTTTGTAACCAAAAAGATTACCAATTGGGTGATAGATTTTTATCTATGGCTTAAGGATAATGACATCAAGCCAGAATTCCTATGTTTTTCAGATACTGAAATTTTTGGACTTCAAGACAAATCTTTCCCCAAATTAAGATTAGGAAACGTAGAGTCATATAGGGATTGGGGATATGCTGGCGATTATGTAGAAGCTATGTGGCTAATGCTACAGCAAAATGAGCCAGACGATTATGTTATTTGTACTGGTGAAACCTACAAAGTAAGAGACTTCTTAGACTACGCATTTCAAGCTGTTGGCCTAGATGGTTGGGATAAGTATGTATACATCGACCCAGAATTCTATAGGCCAGCAGAGGTAGATTTCTTACGCGGCAATTGTTCAAAAGCAAAGAGCAAATTGGGATGGACCCCAAAATATGATCTTAAAATGTTAGTTAACCTCATGATCGATTCAAGACTAAATGATAAATTACAGAATAATGCTAGACATATCTAGTATTTACCCATATATTAGGCATCTTAAATTAAGGTCATACAACAGCCCATTCCCAACTATATTTATTTCAGCAGACGATCCAGATGACGCCTGCAAATCGGTATTAGATCAATTAACCAAAATCATTATAGATCAAGACCCGTCTATCACGATGAGAATTTTGTGTAGAAGAATGAGAGCAGAATCTAGAATAGATAAAATCTACGAATTATCATGATTAAAAGAAATTACGATGATCCAGCGTATGAACAGTTTAGAAAAGATGTCTTAAAAAGAGATGGAAGAAAGTGCATGATGCCGGGATGCGGATATAAGAAATACTTACAGGTACATCATATAAAGAAATGGTCTACTGCCAGTTCCTTAAGATATGAGCCATCAAATGGCATAACACTATGTAAAAATTGTCATAAAAGTATAAAAGGTCAAGAGCATCATTACGAATCACTATTTATGGAAATCATCAATGCCTTATAAAGAAGCCCCAAAATTTACGGTTATAAAAGATACTAGAGAGCAAGATGGATACTTCTTTAAAGAGTACAACGCTTGCGCTGGAATGATTGAACAAAAGCTAGATACTGGTGATTATACCATACAAGGCTTGGAAGACAAGATATGTATCGAACGCAAAGGCTGCGTAGAAGAATTAGCAATCAATTTAGGCCAAAAGAAGTATACCTTCTTAGAAGAGATAGATAGGATGGCTCCTTTTGATCATAAGTTTCTTGTTTTAGAATTTTCTCTTGAAGACTTAATCAAATTTCCCGAAGAGACTAGAATTCCAATTAAAAATAAAGCTTCTGTCAAAATTACTGGAAAGTATATGCTTAAATGCTTATTCGAATTCCAGCTATATAATGACGTTCATGTGCTATTCTGTGGTAACAAATATAATGCATTTTTAGCAGTTAGCAGTATTCTCAAGCGTGTCAACGAAATGTACACTATAGGGAGAAAATCGTGATGGCAGAACCAGAAATGCTTAAAGATTTTCATGAGTATGGGGCTAATATCGCCACAAGAGAAATATTTCTACATAATCATTATCACAGCGAGGATAATGAGAACCCCGGCGTAGAGTATAGAATGTCTAATACATTCATTAAGAATCTTAGAGCGTTAGATATGAAAACTAATGCTAATATCACAATTCATTGTCACAGCATAGGTGGAGAGTGGGCAGATGGAATGGCTATTTATGATGCCATCAAGATGTGTCGTTCATATGTGACCATTATTATATATGGGCAGGCTGAGTCTATGAGTAGCATATTCATGCAAGCAGCTGACTACAGATATATGACGCCCAGTTCACATTTTATGAGCCATTATGGAACTACCAATCTTATTGGTGATTATTTAAGTGCGCAGAATTGGTCAGATTTTGACAGGAGATTATGTGATGTTATGTTTAACATCTATGCCTCTAGATGTGTAGAGGGGAAGTTTTTTGCTGAGAAATTTGGTAAAAAGCCAAGTGAGAAACAGGTTAAGCAATATCTTATTAGAAAATTGAAATCTGGTGATTGGTTTCTAAATGCAGAAGAAGCTGTATATTATGGTTTTGCTGACGCTATATTAAACGATTGGCATTTCGTAGCATGAGCGATCTTAAATTAAAAGAAATTAAAGAAGCGTGGCTGGGATTAGATAATGTAGAATCTCATCTCTTTAATCCTACTTGTATATTAAATCCATCAGAAGACGATTTCCATTTAAGGCTTACTTGGTTAATGAGTAGGCCAGAATATTTGTCATTTACTGCTCATCATTTATTAAATACCCAATTACTACCATCGCAGTCTTTAATCTTACACGAATTGTGGCAGCGTAAGTTCCCAATGCTTATTGCTAGTCGAGGTTTTGGAAAATCCTTTAAATTGGCTATCTATTCTATGTTAAGGGCGTTGATGCTTCCTAGAAGAAAGATAGTTATTGTTGGTGCTGCTTTTAGACAGTCTAAGGTCGTTTTCGAATATATGGAAACTATTTGGCGTAATTCGCCCATGCTTAGAGATATTTGTGATGGTAATAGTGGACCAAGTAGAGATACTGACAGATGCACAATGAGAATCAATGAAAGTGTTATCACCTGCTTACCTCTTGGTGACGGTCAAAAGATTAGAGGACAGAGAGCAAATGATATTATCGCGGACGAGTTCGCATCTATTCCTAGGGATATTTTTGAAAACGTTGTTGCTGGCTTCGCCGCTGTCAGTGCTAATCCAGTAGAAAATGTTAAAAGGCTATCAGCTAAGAAGAAAGCCGCTGAACTTGGAATAGAACTAGAAACAGAAGAAGACAATCCAGAAATTAAAGACAATCAAATTATCTTATCTGGAACAGCTTATTACGATTTTAATCATTTTGCAACATACTGGAAGAAGTGGAAGGCTATAATTAAGAGTCAAGGTAATATAACTTTACTAAGAGAAATTTTTAACGGAGATGATCCACCAGATAATTTTGATTGGAAGCAATACTCCATTGTTCGTATGCCTTATGAATTACTACCTCCGGGTTTCATGGATGCTGATCAAGTAGCGAGGTCTAAGGCTACAGTACATGCTGGTATCTATCAAATGGAATATGGAGCCTGTTTTACAAGAGATAGTCAAGGTTTCTTTAAGAGGTCGTTGATAGAGTCTTGCGTTGTAGGCAACAAAGATAATGAAATCAAAGATGAAAATGGAAATCTAATTAACTTTACTGCTGCTCTTATTGGTGATACAAGCAAACGATATATTTTTGGAGTTGACCCCGCATCGGAAGTAGATAATTTCAGTATTGTTGTGCTAGAGGCAAACCCATCTCATAGAAGAATAGTATATTGCTGGACTACAACAAGATCAGAGCATAAAGAGAAAGTCAAAAAGGGTTATGCCAATGAAACTGATTTTTACTCATATTGCGCCAGAAAAATTAGAGATTTAATGAAACTGTTTCCATGTATCCATATATCCATTGATGCACAGGGCGGTGGCGTTGCTGTTATTGAGTCACTTCATGACGCAGACAAACTTAAAGAAGGAGAATTGCCACTTTGGCCCACCATTGATAATAACAAACCAAAAGATACAGACGGAGAACGAGGATTACATATTATAGAACCATGTCAATTTGCTCGTCATGAATGGCTTGCAGAAGCAAATCACGGTATGAGAAAAGACTTTGAAGATAAAGTATTATTATTTCCAATGTTCGACCCTATTAGTCTTAGTGTCTCTAATATAGAAGACGAACTTAAGCACAGAATGTTTGATACTTTAGAAGAATGTGTTTTAGAAATTGAAGAACTAAAAGACGAACTTTCTATGATACAAATGACCCAAACAAATGCCGGTCGAGATAGATGGGATACCCCAGAAGTTATAGTAGGAACGGGCAAGAAAAGCAAGATGAGAAAGGACCGATATTCTGCTCTTTTGATGGCTAACATGGCCGCTAGAGTTTTGCAGAGAACCCCAACTCCAGAAGAATATCGATTTTATGGAGGTTTTGCTACCGGTGGTCATTTCAATAAAACCTCCGAAGAAAAGCTATATGTCGGCCCAAGCTGGTTCACCGATAGCATGAAAGATGTGTATTAATAGTTGGTAATCCAATTACAATCCAATTGAGGTCAAAATGAGCAATAATCAAGATATGGTTTCGTGGTCAGACGATAATCCTCAGAGCAAAGCTCAAGCTATGGCTCAATTCACAGATAATGTGGATCAATATACTGGCGTTACCAAAACACAGGGTTCTACCTATCGCACATTCCTAGATATTGAACCTAGTAAGTCTGTTAGACCACAATTTACACACCTAGATTATTATGCTTTTAGACCAAACGAAGCTGTACCGAATACTCAAAGTAGAGCTATCAAAATGTGCATGGATGCTTACGACAAAGTTGGCATCATCAGAAATGTTATTGATCTTATGGGCGATTTTGGTTGCCAAGGAATAAGTATTGTTCACCAGAATAAGAGTGTAGAAAAATTTTATCAACAGTGGTTTAAGAATATCAACGGTAAAGAAAGATCAGAACGTTTCCTCAACAATCTCTATAAAGCTGGTAATGTAATTGTATATCGCAGTAATGCTAAAGTAACACCGCAGCTTGCTCAGTATATGAAATCTTTAGCTGCTGATATTAGAGTTGAAGTCCCAAATCCTACCAAGAATGAAATTCCTTGGAGGTATAACTTCTTCAATCCTCTTAATGTCAAACTAAAAGATGGTCAGCTATCTGTATTTTTAGGCAAGCCTAACTATACCATAAATTTAGGTACGTTTTTTGATAGATTTACTGATGGCGAGATACCAACCGACGTATTTAATACTTTACCAGATAATATCAAAACCGCATTAAACAATGGACAAAAAGAAGTTCCTCTTGATGCTTCTAGAGTTAATGTTTTTCATTATAAGAAAGATGATTGGTTACAGTGGGCTAATCCTATGATCTATGCTATTCTAGACGATATTATCATGTTAGAAAAGATGAGATTAGCAGATATGTCAGCCTTAGATGGTGCTATCTCAAACATTAGACTATGGACGCTTGGTAGTCTTGAACATAAGATTTTACCAAATAAGGCTGCTATTAACAAGCTAAGAGATGTTCTTGCTAGCAATGTTGGCGGCGGTACTATGGAACTTGTATGGGGTCCAGAATTAACATTCAAAGAATCAAGCAGCGAAGTATACAAGTTCTTAGGCTCAGAAAAGTATACCGCTGTACTAAATAGTATCTATGCTGGTCTTGGAGTTCCTCCAACTCTTACTGGCATGGCTACTAATGGTGGTGGATTCACAAATAACTTTATCTCTCTTAAGACGTTGGTTGAAAGACTACAGTATGGTCGTGATCAACTAGTAAAATTTTGGGATAAGGAATTAGAAATCGTCAGAAAGGCTATGGGCTTTAGACACAAGGCTTATATCCAGTTTGACCAAATGAGCTTGTCAGATGAAGCTTCAGAGAAAGCACTTCTTATACAACTCGCAGACAGAGACATCATTAGTCAAGAAACCCTTCTCCAGAGATTTAAAGAGATTCCTCAAATTGAAAAGATTAGATTACAAAGAGAGGTATCTGATAGGCAGAGCGATAAGAATCCCAAAAAAGCAGGACCATTTCATTCTCCTCAACATAAAGAAGATTTAGAGAAGGTTGGTTTACAGTCTGGAAAACTATTGCCACAGGATGTTGGTCTAAAGACCAGCGTTCCCAAGGACTTATTGGTTCCTGTTATTAAGGCACCACCGTCTGGAGGTGGCGGAATAGCACCACCAGCCAAGCCCTCAAATCCTAATGGCAGACCAAGAAATAGCCAAGATTCTACTCCTAGAAAGCAAAGAGTGGCTAAACCTAAATCTACACCGGGAGTAGCAGAGTTAATAGTATGGTCAGAAGAAAACTGGGATTATATATCTGAAAACTTAACTGATGCTTTTTTAAACACACTAGGTAAGAAAAATTCTAGACAATTAACAAAGGCAGAGGTTTCCGATTTAGAACAGCTTAAATTAGATGTATTTACTAATACTGAACCTATGACAAGCGTTAACGCTGAAACTATTAGAAATATACTTTTAGCTCAGAAAAAGACCCCAAATGATTTTAAAAGTATTTTGAAAGATCAAGGAATTAGTCTAGATACCATGAGCATGGAGAAATATAGACGCAGCACAATAGGCACATACATAGAATATCTATCAAATATAGATAGTATATAATTTGCGTTGTAAGCGTCCTTTTTCACACTGCTTAGATTTTTGTGTATATTATTTTTGAGAGACTATAAGGAAAAAATCTTACTATGAAAATATATCAACAAGAAATACTAGACGGCTTATCGGATACTATCCGTGCGCAGGCTTCTGTAGCCTATTGCGCTCCAGCAGTATTGGTACACGTTGATAACAATTCAAATAAAACATCTTGGGAAAAGGACTTTATCAATAAGATAAAGGCTTCTAGCAACCCAAACCAGATAGACTTATACTATATGAAGTCTATTTTAGTTTCTACCGGATGGAACAAGAACGATGATGTTTTTGATCCTAAAGAAACTTGGGGCGCTAGATCAACTCCCGAAGACAAACAATTCAACTTCATGCATAATGAGAATGATATAATAGGACATATAACTGGTTGTTATGTAGTAGACAGAAATGGTAATAGATTAGAAGCATCAGATGACGAAAAGGTTCCATCAGAGTTTGATATTATTACCGAAGCTGTGCTTTACAATAGCTGGATTAATCCAGATAACAGAGAAAGGATGAAAAAGATTATATCAGAAATCGAAGAAGGCAAATGGTTCGTTTCAATGGAGTGTTTATTTGCTGGCTTCGATTATGCAATCATAGATACAACTGGTAAATCTAGGGTTATAGCTCGTAGTGAAGAGTCAGCATTTTTGACTAAACATCTAAGAGCGTATGGTGGTACAGGAGAGTATGAAGGCTATAAAATTGGTAGATCATTAAAAGATATTTCATTTTCTGGTAAGGGTTTAGTATCCAAGCCAGCAAATCCAAGAAGTATCATTCTTGATTCTAGCAAAGCTTTCTCTGTAAACGAACAGTATAGTATTTCAACCGTTTCTAAAGGAGATTTTAATATGTCAGATACTAACTTAGAGAAGCAGCTAGTCGATCTGCCCAGTGAGTCAGCCGCTTCACAAGAAGAAAATAAGACAGTTAAGGCCGAAATGGAAACTGTAAACAAAGAGTTTGCAGAAAAAGTTTCAGTGCTTGAAACAAGTCTTGCTGAAAAAGATTTAGCTCTAAAAACATCAGAAGAGAAGATTGCCGCTCTTGAGGCTACTCTTTCTGCCAAAGAAAAAGAGTTAGATGAAGTTTCAGCTGCTATGAAAGATATGCAGAAGAAAGAAAAAGACCGTATGCGTAAAGAAAAGCTAGTTATGGCTGGCTTTGAAGATGCAGAGGCCGATGATTCTCTTCCACTTTATGACGCTCTCAGCGACGAGGCTTTTGAAGCCGTAGTTGCTGCCATGAAGAAGAAGTGGGGCGCTATGAAGGATAAGATGATGAAAGAAGAGAAGAAAGAAATGGCTTCCGAAGCAACTGTTGCCTCAGAAACAACAGAAGCCAAAGAAGACGAAGTGACCGAAGAACTCTTTCAAAACGTCGAATCAACAGAAGCCACTCTTGTAGACGCTTCTGATGTAAAAGATGAATTAGAAGTCACAAGAGCTAGTGTAGCAGAGTGGCTAACAAACAACGTCCTACGTAAGTGATTTAAACAGGAGAAAAACTATGGCCCTAAAATCAGATAGATACGAGCTTCAAACTGATATCAGTTTCTTTTACAACGAAGGTGTCGCTACTCGCGGCGGCGTAGTTGTACATGACACAGCCGGTTCGGGCGCTGCAATGGATCAAGGTGTAAACCTTGTGAAGTATGCCGCTGTCACAGCCGCAAGTCGCCCAGTAGGTATTCTACTAAACGACGTAGTTAATAAGGACTTAACCCGTACTCACCTTAATCAGTATAAGGATGAAGTTCAGAAGGGTGGAAAGGTTACTGTACTCCGCAAGGGCTACGTTGTAACAAATAGCATTACAAGTGCATCAGTAAGTGCTGGTGATCCTGCTTATGCTTGCCACGTAAATGCTGGCAATCTTCGCATTGATAGCCCCGGCAGTTCTGGCGTACTTCAAGTTGGCCGTTTCTTATCCAGTAAGGATGAAGACGGTTATGCAAAAGTAGAAGTCAACCTCCCCTAAGAATAAACTAAACAAAGGAGATTTAAACATGCCAATTAATCAAAGACCTAGCGATGAGTTTATCGCTCTCCTACGTAAGTCAGGGGATGCCGATATCAATGTAGCCGCTGCTGCTCAACGTGAGTTTGCAAAGGCTCTAGAGCTTCCCTTACGTAAGGGTGTTCTAGTCGGTAATATTCTCGGTAACATTTTCGAAACCGTGAATGTTGAACCCGGTGCAACCACAGAGTATCCTCTTGACCTCGTTTCTCCCGGCCTTGAAGGTGAGCATGTCGCTTACACCAATCCCGGTCACGGAAGAATTCCAGAGCGTTCAGTTGAGGGTGACTATGTGACCATCCCAACCTATAGCATCACTTCATCGGTTGACTATCTACTTCGCTTTGCCCGCGAAGCCAGATGGGATATCGTTGGTCGTGCTATGCAGGTGATGGAAGCCGGTTTCGTGAAGAAGATGAACGATGACGGCTGGCACACAATTCTTGCTGCTGGCGTTGATCGTAACATCCTCGTTTACGATGCTGACGCAACTGCTGGCCTCTTTTCAAAGAGACTAGTTTCTCTTATGCAGACAGTAATGCGTCGTAATTCTGGTGGTAACTCGGCATCAGTTGGTCGTGGTCGCCTAACTGACCTCTATGTTTCACCAGAAGCCCTAGAGGACGTTCGTAACTGGGGTCTAGATCAAGTTGACGAGGTAACTCGTCGTGAAATCTACACCGCTTCTGAGGGTGGCGCTCCCATCACCAGAATCTTCGGTGTAAGTCTCCATGACCTAGATGAACTCGGTGAAGGTCAACAGTATCAAGAATTCTTTACAAACGATCTTGGCGGTGCTGTGCAAGGCAGTGACGTTGAACTCGTTGTGGGTCTTGATCAGTCCGCTTCAGACAGTTTCGTAATGCCCGTTAAGGCCCAGTTACAGGTCTTCGAAGACCCAACCCTCCATCGTCAGCAACGCGCTGGCTACTACGGATGGGCTGAACTTGGCTTTGGCGTTCTAGACAATCGCAGAATTGTCCTTGGCTCATTCTGATCTGTCTAAAAGCTAGGGTAATTTGGAAAGAAGAAGCCGCCCTCATTTGCTTGGGGGCGGCTTTTTTGGTGTATAGATTATTGGATAAACTATCTTGAGGACTCAAATTAGGAGACAAATATGGCAGCACTATCTGATTATTTAGAGTCAGGAATTCTTAATCATATTTTTAGAGGCGCAGCTTTCCCAAAGCCCTCTTCAATCGCTATTGCTTTGACTAGTGGCGTACCGTTAGATTCTGATTCTGGATTGACCATGCCAGAATTACCATCCGGTGTCGCAAGAGGTACTAACTTTGTAACAACAAACTATAAAAGAGTAAACTTATTTAACCCAGCGACTTCCGGTAATACTATTTGGAATTCTGTTGGAGCAGATGATCTAACAACTTATTCAGTATATGGAACTAGCAATTCGGGAGTAAGTGCTGGAGCTAGTGGTTATTTTTATCCTCTATACTTAAATCAACAAACCGCTCAAAATGCAGATTCTGCAAATACTGGCTCCGCTCAAGGCTTCTCTTTTTCATTCAGATTTGTAGAATTTCCAAATGTATTATTTCATGCTCCAGATAGTTTAAAGCAATCTGGAGTTGCTATCGACCCCGGATATACAAAATATGAGGGTAACGGATTTATTAAAAATGCAAATCAAATAATTTTTGATACTGCTTTAACAGATTGGGGATGGGTGTCGGGTGTGGCGGTCATGGATACCACACAGCACGGTTCTGGCAACATGCTAATGTATGCAAAGCTACAGAATCCAAGGTATGTTTATACCGGTGATAATATCAAGTTCGACACGAATTCTTTAGAAATTAGCCTCAAATAAGAAAGAGCGACATGATCTTAAGCAAGTTAATTCTTGTTGAGAACATTGTCAATGAAATATCTGATAATTCAACTGGTCAAATATCCCCACATGATATCAGACACAATTTATTAGATATTATTGACTCTGTACATCTACTAACAATCGGAAAACCTTTATCTGGTTCTAATTTTGGTACACCGCCATCTAGAACAACTAGAGTTGGCGAACTGTCCATTGATAAACTTGGTTTAGAAGGGTATTTTAGTGTAGATAATTCTGCATTTGGTTACGCCGCCTTGCGATCAAATTATCAAGGGGTCAGAAATACCGCCCTTGGTTCTCACTCTTTAAGTTGTAATATATACGGTGAAGATAATATTGGTGTTGGTTATTCATCTTTAGGTGGCAATACTGTTGGTTTTGCTAATCTTGGTTTTGGTAATTATGCTCTGGCAAATAACAAAGAGGGTAATTTCAATATCGCCATTGGTCACGCTGCTGGCTATTATGTTGATAAAAATACTAGTAACAAATTGTTTATAGCATCACATCCAGTAGATAGTGAATATATATGTGATAATCCATTGGGTTCTGGTTTAATTCCTCTTGTTTATGGTGATTTAGATGATTTGCGTTTTGGTATTAAGACGCGATCATTACATGACTATGGAGTATTACAAGTTAGCGGAGATATTTCTCCAGTAAATAATGCTGAATTTAACTTAGGTCATAGGTTATATGCATGGAAAACATTATTTCTCACAGACTCTATAGCATTCTCTAATGATACTAAAATATCTGCTAGTGGCAGTGATATTGCCGTTAGCGGAAATTTATTACCACTCATAGATCAACTTTATGATTTGGGAAGTACCAGCAATATTTGGAATAAAGCTTATCTAAACGATATATTTGTTAGCGGTATCGCTACTATTAATAGACTAAAAGCCATAGAACAATGTGATTATCTATGCAAAACTATTAACTTAGCTGGTAGCGGTAGTATAGATACCATTGATGGCGGCGGTCCAGAGTCTCTATATGAATACGCTTATCAAGACCATACGCCAGCATATGATACATGTGGTATGCTTAGTGATGAAGAATTAACCGGTGCTGGATTTTTAATAAATTCTAGTGGCGTTGGTTATGTTCGTCAATATAAGTTTGATTTCATGCCACCAAATGAATCAATATCATGTTTAAATAGTTCTTCGCCATATGCCAAGGCTTCTTGGAATAGTAATATTAGTTTACATTTATCCACTGGTAATCATTTGTTAACAGATAGAGTTCTATTTCCTAAAGATATAAGCCTTGTTAGTCAATATGGTTGTCATGGTGCGTTTCTTTTGGATGATAAGTTTTATTTTGCTCATGAAGCTGATATTAATGTTTATCCCCGATTAGCATCATCTAGTGGATACATAGCTGGTATTAGCGATGTCAATTTCGTTGCTGCCAGTGGAAGATCAGATGATTATATAGTAAATATTGTCGCTTTAGAATCTGGTATAAGTGTTAGTCAAAGATTTTTAACAGCAGCTAAAATTAGAACAAAAGACGCGCTAAATGATAACAAAGATAAACTACAGGGCTTTGAAATTCAATATATTGATGATTCCAATAATGTATTTGGAAATCAATTAACAGATAGATTGGTCATAGGCTCATATAACAAAACATCTAAATTTGTTAATGCTGCAACACTGTTAAAGGGCGATAATGATGGTGTGTTTGGTATTAATAATCTAAGTCCACTCGCTAAAAATGTATTACCAGAAACCTCTCTTAATCTACGTATGGCTGGTAATGCTATCGCCAGACTTACTGCTGAGAATCAAAGCAATACAGTGTCTGCTGTTCAGCTTCTCGGTGGTAGCAACTGTTTGCTAGATGGCTTTGAAGCTCAATACTACAATGGTAGCGGTCTGGCAGATTTAAGTATTTATAAAGATTCTGGTAAGTCTGTATTTTTAAGATTCTATGGTAATACTAATAGGCTAGGATTATTTACTGCTAGCGGCAATGCTAATGCTATGCTAACTATTGGTGATTCTTATAATACTCAAGCAACAATCAGTCTTTATGAAGCGTCTGGATCAATCACCTCAACTAGTCGTTATAACAAATTATTCACTAAACCAAAAATTGAACCATACCAAGGTGGAACAATTTATCTATTGGATGGTAGTGGCAACGCACATGACTTAGTAATCAATAAATACAGCGTAACAGATGGTCGCGGCTTGTATACAGATAATAACGGTAATACTTTTGGAGGTCTTTATTGTCCACAAACTAGAACCTCATTATCCAGTGCTAGCGGGAATACCGCTATAGGATATAAAGCTGTCAATGGTATTACAACTGGCGACACCAATGTTGCATTTGGTTTAAATTGTGGTAGCGGTATATCAACAGGAAATGCCAATACTTTATATGGTTCTTCTTCTGCAACTTCTGTTAGAACAGGTTCAAACAATATTGTTGTAGGAAATAATTCATTTAATTTGACATCATCAAATATTAGTAATAATATTGTTATAGGTAACAATGGAATAGCAAACGGAACCAGTGGAGATTACCAATTTTACCTTGGAGCCTCAAATTCTTTAGTATTATTACATGGTATCTTAGGACCGTCCACAGCCAATAAGCAACTAACGATGCCTAGCGGCGGAAAACTATACATTAATGACGATACAAATACAGACTCCTTATGTTTCAAGACTAATACAATACAAGTTATTGATGGCGGTGGTAATAATTATCCCGACAATACTCTAGTTTTTAACTTTACTGGCAATAACTCTGCTGATCTATTCAAACTTAATCATTCCGCCGATCCATTGAATGTTAGTCCAACATATTTTACACCCAATCCAATTAGACCATATGCTGAACTTAAAGGCGATATTAAATTATTAGGAGCTATTAGATTTTCAGACGCTACATCATTAGATTCAGCAAATTTCTTGACTGATATAGATGTGCTAGAATCTGGATTACAGATTGCTAATTCTGGAATAGACACATTAGCTAGTGGTTTAGCAAGCTTTACCATTGAAGGATATGCTGTCTCGGCAATAGGTGCGCCAGCCAGTTCACAAAATCCAAATAGTGGATTATTACAAATCAAGGATAGAGACTGGAATACTATCGGCACTCAATTTGTTGTTAATAGAGATGTCACATCTGTTATTCATTCTGGAGCCTATGTTGTTGCTATGAGAGTTAATAATGAATATAGACCAATATGGATAAGTGCATCAGATACATCTTGTGAGTGTTGTCATCAATAGTGGGGGTTAACAGTGGGAAAGCCTAATCCTCCATGCTTTAAACAAGCAAGCCCGTACATTGATTTCACTACAACAACCATCACTAGTTCTACTACAATAGAGCCAGATTTTTTTATTATCCCAGCGAGTGGCATTATTTGTCCAACGAGTACAACCTCTGAACCATATTATTGTGTCATCTTAATGACTACCACTCCTCCAACCACCACGACTAGCACCACCACGACCACCACTACTAGCACAACAACTAGTACCACTACTAGTAGCACTACTACTACTACTAGTAGCACTACCACTACTAG